TGTTTTATTTGTTATTAGGTGTTGCATGTTGTCTCATATTAGATTAATGTCAAAGGACATTAAGGGAAATCGGACGGCAATAGCCAAGCGACCCCAAAGCAAACTTAATCTTATGGAGGATTATATTATGACTAAATCACAATTTGCGAGACGCCATACATTTGAAGCTCTAACAGAGGCAGAACAAGCCGCCTTTGCTAAAGAGATGATTGTGTTGTGGCGCGAGACATTGGTCGAGCTACACGGTCTTAAAGACCAGCACGACTATTGCAAAGAGCAAGCGAAGTATTGGGACATGGAACGCAAGGACGTTGAGAAACACGCCATCGAGCATGGCTTGGCGTTCAAGCAACCTCAAGATTTCAATGTGAAAGCCAAGGCGGCATATGTGCAGACGCGCATGATGTTCACTTGGAAATAACCAAACAGGCTAGGGCAGCATGCCCTAGCCATTACCTAGCCAATGGAGGGCTAAACAATGACTAACAGAAAACTTCCTTTTGATTGTGCGGTTGGTACTGAACCGGAAACTGTTCAGAACATATTCGGAGGCGATAGCGTGACTATCCCTGCTGACGCCGTTGCGGTTTATGATGTTATCATGGGTTCTAGCATGATGGCAGAAAAAGCCACCAACCCAAAAGCGCAAGCCAAACTTTATAAAGAAGTACGCAAGGGGCTGGATTGGTTCATGAAACATGAACCAAAAGCCTACATGGTTCTTCTAGACTAATGGTTAGGTTGTTCTTTGTGCTAGCAGGATTATTCCTGCTAGCCACCGCTCATTCACTGTATGGTTTGACCACAGTAATGAGCATGGACGTTGATAGTCTTATCCGGCTATCGCTTATCGTACACGCTGGCGCAGCGTTCTATTGCGCTGGCGTCCTACATCTAATAGTGAGAGGGCGGCGTTAGCCGCCCCTTTTTTTGTGTCTAGATTTTATATGCTATAGTCTTACTCCTATAGCAAAGGGCGGTGCCCTACTGGTGACTAAAGCCACCAGTCCCGAACCCGACCCGACCCGAATTATAGCGAACCCGACCCGAACATTTAGTTTGTTTTGTGTTTGTTAATGTGTATAATCATTCTTGTAGGGAGTCGCGATGACCGCCGACCAGTGATGCGAACAGCTCTCCCTACTCTTTTCAACCTGTCTATGGAGGACAAAATGGACGTTACAATTATCGCAGACAATGGACATGCATGGGGCATCGTATCAGTAGAACAGTTGAAGGCTGCGCGCCTATCTATTGATGACATTAGCGACTATTCATACAAGACGCCTAATGGTGAGATCTTAGCATTGGAGGAGGATTGCGATCTTCCGAAATACCTGAACAAACTGGAGAGCATGGGCACGAAGTTCAATATTCGTGACAATTATATCCCAGACGAAGAACATCCGGATAATCCTAGAACATGGAACAGGATTAGATAGTTCCTCCATAGGACGGAAAGAGCGGCAGAGATGCCGCTCTTTTTGTTTGTGTTTAGTTTGTTATTCAGTATAATGAGATATGCAATAACCAATGGAGGATTAGATGCATACACTAAAGTTCAAGAGCAAACAGTTTGCTCGCATGATGAAATGGATGAGAACGCATGAGCGGAAGATTCCATACGTTGACGAAACCACAGACGACTATGGCGTCTGGCTGGTGAAAGACCATGGCATATATCTTATGGCGGCATCGGCAGAGCGTGACATGGATGGCGATAAGCATACGCATGTTATCTATGCACAAGGTTATTCGCCTAAAGTAGGCGATGATTTGTGGGATAAAACCCATGCTGTGAGCGGAGACGATTTCGCGGAGTTTATCCCATTGGATGAACGCCAAGTTATACGTCTTGAGAATGGTGGCGACATGACTATTCGCCTGTCAGAAACACAATTAGAAATCAGAGCGTAGGAGGATATTATGCCAAATTGGTGTCAGAATGTAATCTATGTGTCCCATGAGGACAAAAACAAGATGGTGGCGTTGAAAGACGCCATCATCAATGGCGAGATGTGCGACCATATCAAACCCATGCCAGAAGCATTGAAGGATACAACATCTCCTTCAGACTCTCCTAATTGGTATGATTGGGCGTGCGATAATTGGGGCACGAAATGGGATGTCTGTTCGCCATGGGATACAGATGAAATCTATAGCGATGAAAATGGCGAGACATATGTGTTCAAATTCGACACAGCATGGTCGCCACCAATCCCTGTGTATGATGAGATGATTAAACAGGGATTCCATCTGGTCGCCAAATATGTGGAGTATGGCGTGGGATACCATGGCGAGTATTCTGTGGATGGGGATTTCTATCACAATGAAATACAGGATGGGGATGAGATAGACGAACATCTGCAATCTGAATACGCCTAGAGCGATGGGGCTGGTGATGCCAGCCCCATCCATCCGGCTGCCCAGTCACTGACTGGGTTTTTATTTGTTCTATTACTAGTCCTCCATACTAGTAGGCGCCCCAGGGCCTGGCCCTGGGGTTTTTATTTGTCCCGAATCCCGACCCGACCCGACCCGAAAGCTGCCCGACTCGAGGCAGCTGCGCTAGTGCTGCCCGACCCGAATCTTTTTGTTTGTGTTGTGTTGCATGTTGTCCTATAATAGTTGAGTAAACTATGGAGGATTACATGGACGTTTTGAAAATTTCTAAAATGACAGGCAAGCTGGACGGGTTCAAAGCATTGAACACGAACACGCTGACCAATGAATACTGCATGAAAATGAGCGCGTGCGGGGATTCGTCAATCATATGCACAGAATGCTATAGCGTTGAGATGCTAAATGGATTGCGCAAAAATTGCGCTCCCGCATGGCAACACAATAGCGATATGCTGTCCGGTGGATTGATTCCGGAGCATATGTTGCCGACAATCCTAGACGCATTTTTCAGGTTTTCCGGTCATGGCGAGTTGATAAACCTGACCATGCTAGAAAATTTCCACAATATCACGTTACATAATCCGCATTGCTCTTTTGCATTGTGGACAAAACGCAAGGGTTGGGTTCGCAAATTTTACAGCACGCACGCAAAACCCGCGAATCTGATTCTTATCTATAGCAACCCGCGCATTGACGCGGTAATGGACAACCCGCCGGCATTCTTTGATCGCACATTTAACAATGTATCACCGGACAGTGACGTTGCGCAAAACTGCACAGGTCAAAAATGCAAGGATTGCTTGCTATGCTATAAACCAAACAATGGCGTTACTCAAATTGTGGAGGCAGTGAAATGAGAAAAAGATATTTGCCTGTTAAAGGCTGCGAAGAGTGCGAAGAGTTCAAAACCATTTGTGTTGAATGCTTAGATAACGCAAGAGCTGTTATGACAAAAGAAGATATTGTTATGCACATAAAGCACATTGTCGTTGAACAATACAAAAAGGAACCAGAAGATCGGGATTGGTTCGCGGAGTTCGGCGCCCTGATAGACAAGATCGAGCACAGCATAAAGGAGGAGACCAATGCCTGACCTTGCATTTGATGCGGACCTGCCCAATGGGTGGCAGGTCCAAGTGACAGAAAACTATGAAGGCGACCGCTACCATGTAGTCGTTTTTGACAATACAAATAAGCACGCAGACACGCGCGCAGCGGAATCTCCAGAAGAAGTATTCAGTATCATAAGAGAGTATGAGCAGGCCTAGGCCTGCTTTTCTTTTGCCTCGAGTCCTAGTTGCTGTGACCCTGGTACTGGTGACCCAGTCCCTAGCTGCCCTTGGGCCAGGCCCCCGAACCCCGAACCCGAATCCCCGACTCCCGAACCCCGAAGCTGCTCCAGTACCGATTCAAGGTGCGTGATGCCCGACTCCCGAACCTGGTTCCACATAGCCTGGTGCCCCGAACCCCGAAACAAGCTCCCCGATCTTAGCCCATTGCGCCCGATTTCAAGGCTCTGGGCACCTTCAAACAAAATTAGGTCGCCCGAAGGGAGGTGCTTAACCAAGATGAATGACAAGCCCCCATTTCGCGAATACGCGGTATTCCACGCTATTTGTTGCGGGGAAAGTCTGACGGAATTGTTTTTAGTTGTTTTTAATTCTATCCAGAACACAAGTCCTAACCAAGCGAAATGCACATCAGGCACGCCTCCACCATGGCGATTCTCAATTCGTGTCGGATAACAGTTCTTCGGCAGATTCCTGCGGACGGTGTTCCAAAAGTTCGCCTCCGGTGTCGGCATCAGTTATCTCCTTATATTCGCCTTCGATGAAGGCTTGTGGATACTGCTGACGAAGTTGAGACAGGCGCGCCGTAATCTCCTCACGCGATAGATCATCAAGTTGATGAATCTGTTCACGCCTATCAACAGTCAAGCCACCAAGAGCGGAGCGAATCTTTTCAGCGTTGATTGCTGCTGAGAACTGGCCAGCCTCTTCCGCCCCAGACGATAGTTCGTGCAGGCGTTTGAGCTGTCCTGTTACGGTCACACCATATCGGCGTTCACGTTCTTCTCTTAACTCTTGTATGTAATCGACAAGATGAGGAAACTTCTTGCCAGCCAGAAGATGACCAGCAATGGATGCGGCACTATTGGAAGCATAACCTGCTTTTCTAGCGCACTCCGCATTGGAGTAAATACCTTCAACATAGTAACGAGCGAACTCACGATGACGATTCGTCAACTTTCGTCCAGTCTCGGCCTCTATATCATCTGCAAGAATATCGTTTTTCTTGTTACACATGTCACACTTGTACACCAAAAAAACAATGATTTGAAGCCTTTTCAAAAAACACCAAAAAACCGTGTTTTGTCCATATAGTCTTATAGAGTCTCCAAAGTGTAACAAGTGTGCCAAAAACCCTTAGAAGTGTGCCAAGCTCAAACCCTTGCTGGCCGTGGATCTGAGCCTACCTTGTCACACTTGTCACACTTGTCACACTACATTTGAACTTTTTTCAAAAGTTTTTTTTCAGCAAAAAAGGTGTAACAAACGAGACAAATGTGCCAAATATCATTTAGGTGTTGCATGTTGTCCTGTTTCATGTATGTTTAACTTATTAACATATGTCATGGAGGACGATATGCAGGAAGTACAAGAAAGGATCGTGATTCAAGGTTCACGCATCGAGTACGCTATTTATTGCGATTGGTGTTGTGGTCATGGGTACGAGTCCGGGAATCGCGGCGATGTTGTTGATTGTCACAAGTGCCATGGTTCGGGTTTCAAGTTTCATCAGGTAGTGGAGGCAGACAATGGGAACTAGAGCGATTTACATTTTTGAGGACGAGCATGAAGAGGTTCATGTTTACAAGCATTATGACAACTATCCTCAGGGTGCGGTGGATTTCATTGAGAACGCCAAGGAGTTCGCATGGGGTTTGCCACGGTTTGAGGCAGACGAGTTTGCGGCGGCGTTTGTTGCGGCGAACAAGAATCGCAAGGGCGGTGAGGTTCGTTTGGTAAATGCGAGGTTCAAGGATCGTGAGGAGATGTTGGAGGCTAATCATTGGTGTGATTATTATTATGTGATCTCAAAGCATAACAGCCAAGATTTGTGGATTGAGATTTGGCAGAGTCGTTATGACATGGATTCGGATGATACGGCTTGGGTTTTGATTGATGAGTTAACGCATACGGAAATGAAGGAGAAATACGGTGAACGTGCTATCGCTATTTGACGGAATGTCATGTGGAAGGCTTGCCCTTGAGAGGGCTGGCTTTCCTATCCACAACTACTTTGCCAGCGAGATTGACAAGTATGCAATCACGGTTGCCAAAGCCAACTTTCCTGACACCATCCACATTGGTGATGTAACAGGTGTTAAGCCGGAGGATTTGCCGGACATTGATCTGCTGATTGGCGGCTCACCTTGTCAGGGATTTTCGTTTGCTGGCAGGCAACTCAATTTTGACGATCCGCGTTCCAAACTCTTCTTTGAGTTCGTGCGGTTGTTGAAAGCGTTGAAGCCAAAGTATTTCCTGTTAGAGAACGTCAATATGAAGAAAGAGTATCAGGACGTTATATCTGACCTTCTGGGATGCAAGCCTGTGGATATCAATTCCAATCGTGTGAGCGCACAGAATCGGCGGCGTTTGTATTGGACGAACATTCCAGTCAAGTCCTTGCCGGAGAACAAGCATGTCTATTTGAAGGACATCTTGGAGGATGGGTTCACGGATCGGGACAAGTCGCATTGCATTGACGCGAACTATTTCAAGGGTGGCAATCTGAAGTCATACTTTGAGAAGAACAGGCGTCAGCTTATCTTTGATTTTGACGATCCAACGGCTACCGGATTGCAGTTGGCTGGTGAGGCAGACCTCAAGGGTCACGGTTATAATCGGCGCGTCTATCATCCGGATGGCAAAGCACCAAGTTTATGTGCGGCATCTGGCGGCAATCTGGAACCTAAGATTCTTCAAGTGCCGAGGGGCAAGAACCAAGGCGGCATCAAAGCGCATGACGGTAAGGTTCCTGCCATGAGCGGGTCATCATGGGAACAGAATAATTTTGTGGTGTTTGCCGGATCGTTTCGTGGGCGTTATCGGGAGAATGGGATTCGTCAGGATCACAAGATGCCTGTCGCGGGATTGGCGGAACAGGAGTTGGAGATTCGCGAGGATGGCAAGACCAACTCTTTGACCACGGTTCAGAAAGATAACGTGGCGGTTCATGTGGAGGAACTGAAGTGGCGCAAGCTCACGCCTATAGAATGTGAGCGTTTGCAGACAGTGCCGGACAACTACACCAACCATGTATCTAACACCCAGCGTTATCGGATGTTGGGCAATGGCTGGACGATTGACGTTATATGTCATTTGTTGGAGGGCATGAAGGATGCTGTCAGTAACGACTTGTAGTAAGTGCAATAACAAAGCGACTGCAAAGGATGGGGATACTTTCCTTTGCACGGAACATTGGTTTGAAATCTACGGAGGTAGTAATGGGAAAAGTAAAAAGCTGGATTATGGACATGGAGGAGGATGCCATCGACATGACGCGAGAGGCGTGGTGCGAGAAGCATGGCGAAAGCCTGATTGAGGTTTATAACGAGGCGCGGCGTAAATACGCGGATTTGGTGGAGGACAAGAACGATGAGTGACATGGACTGGACATTGAGTTTCCTGTCGGAGGTGGCAGGGCAGATTACAACGTCATCAGGCGAGGGCAGCACGACACGTTTGTTTGCGTGGGCATCTCCAGAGAAGGCAGATTATTGGTTGTTTTACATCGTGGATGACAACGGCAAACAGGGTGTGAGGATCGTGTCATTCATTGCTCCGCATCCGCAGTTGTATTCTGTGATTGGTTACTGCGAGTACCATAACATCCAATGTGAGGTGGACGAGAGTCTACCGGAGGGTTTTGGTGATGACTAGGGGACATGGAAGTCCGGCGGATCGAGGATCGGCGGATAGATATTATGGGCGGCAGGCCAGACCTCATTATAATCAGGTGCAGGAAAACGGTTCGATAAAGCGGATTGAACGCGAGGATATGACGGATGAGCAAATCCAGGATTATCTTCACGCCTACGAAAAAGAGGAAGACAGAAAGGATTGGGGCTAATGAAGTGTGAGAAGTGCCAAGCCGAAACGCAGGTTTATGATAGCCGACCGAAAGACAACACGATCAAACGGCGGCGCCGATGCGTGAAGTGCAAACATCGTTTTACAACGGTGGAGATGTATCTCACGCAGGTAGACCAGATTGTGGACGCGGTGGTTCAGAAGCCAGAACCAGCTCCGCCTCCAGTCAAAAAGCGTAAAATCAAACCGCGTGTCAAACGGTTTGAGGATTTAGATTTTGATAATATGACCGATGAGGAGATCGAAAGAGCCATGGAGCAGTATTCATGACGCGCCCAAACAAGCTGAAGAGCGAAACAAAAACTTATAATTTGCTGATGCGTCAAAGGCAGTGGGACATGTTGTCCCGCAAGTCCCATGAGTTGACGACTTTGACCAAACAGCAAGTCAGTGCTGCGTACATCATCCGCCTGTGTATCGACATGCATATGGAGAAGACCTGTGATGAGATTGAGCGAAGATATCGTGCCCAAAATTATTGATAAGGAGTATCTGATCGCGCAGGACTACATTTTGCATGGCACTCATTACTATTGTGTTAGAGCGGAAACCATGGGCGAGGCGGTTGCGTTGATTGAGAATGATCCGGATCTTCATCCTGATCATACCGAGGCGCAAAACGTGCTTATCACCGGATACACCGAAGCGGAGGACAATTATGATAGTTAAAGCAATGGCGCTGGTCTGCACCGTGTTTGCAGGAGGCGAGTCCAAATGCGTCACGGAGTTTTATCCCAGTACGTTTGAGACTGTTCAGGCCTGTAATGTTCAACTAATGCAATGGCGGTTATACGAACTGCCCAGAAACAAGAAGATTGTTCTGGATGATTGTGTTATAACAAGCTATAAACATGGGCAATGATAATAAAATCTTAGATTTCACAATTACTTTGTATTCAAACAAATTAAAAATTGTGAAGGAGGTGAGCTGTAAGCCCACCGAATTGGAGAGGGTGATTGACGAACTGGACAATCAAGCCAGCGTCCCCAGAAGGGGAGACGGTCACCATGGTTACTACATCGAAGTCGAAGTAAGGAGATATAAGGATGTTAAGATCAAACGAACTAGTCGTTCTAGTAAACGACACGTTAAACCTACTGCGCGGAAAAATGGTAAGGTTCATTCTGGAGGACGGG